TACTATGTCTAACCTAGAGCCTATACGAAATATACTAGAACAGTATGGTGATGACTTTACTCCTGACTTAAACATTGAATGGGATGATATGGATGTGGAGACATTGCTTGCTAAGAATGATCTTGAAGCAAGGTGGACATTTAATATACCTACACTTACACGTAAGATAGAGGGTGTTAACGAAGGACACCTGATTGAAGTAGGTGCTAGACCTAACACAGGTAAGACATCCTTCCATGCTAGTTTAGTTGCAGGTCCAAATGGTTTTGCACAGCAGGGTGCTAAGTGTATCATACTGTGTAACGAAGAAGGTCCACATCGTGTAGGTGCTAGATACTTAACAGCAGCTACAGGCATGACCATGCATGAAGTAAAGGCTAACCCAAGTAAAGCAAGGGATATATACTCACCCATAAGTGCTAATATAAAGGTTAAAGATTCTACAGGCAGAGACATGTCTTGGGTAGAGAGTATGTGTAAATCATACAAACCAGACATTGTCATACTAGATATGGGAGATAAATTTTCTAAGGCAGGTGGATTTGCCAGACCTGACGAAGCACTCAAGGCTAATGCTATTCATGCACGACAGATAGCCAAGCAACATGGTTGTGCTATATTTTATATGTCACAGCTATCTGCTGATGCAGAGAACAAGGTTGTCCTTAACCAAGCTATGATGGAAGGATCTCGTACAGGTAAAGCTGCTGAAGCTGACCTAATGATTCTCATAGCTAAGAACCCACCTGTTGAAGGACAGGAAGAAGAAGATAGACAACGACATTTGAATGTAGTTAAGAATAAGCTGTCAGGGTGGCATGGTATAGTACACTGTGAATTGAACTACAAAACAGCAAGGTATGAAGTATGACACAACAGGATTTTTTTAACACAATAAAAGATACACAGGAGTACGTAGAAGATGAGGGAATACTATGTATAAAGTGTGAAGTATTCCAACCCTTATACAATTTTCAATCGCCCAGACCTACTATTCATAAAGCTGTAGGTGAAATAAAACGAACATGTAAATCCTGCTTGAGGGGTAACAGAAAAGTTATTGATAAATTAAAGTCGGAAAACCCCTATCCTGACAAGGATTATAATTGCCCAATCTGTAGCAGAGATGTAGAAGAACTAAGTAAAAATGGAAAAACCCGGATGAGTACATGGGTTTTAGATCACTGCCATGACACAGATACATTTCGTGGTTGGGTGTGTTCTCATTGCAACAGGGGCTTAGGTGGATTTCAAGATGACTTGACAGCAATTAAAAAAGCTGTTAAATATATGAAGACGCATAAGGAGAGTTTAAATGCAAAATGTAACAGTACTTGACGTAGAAAATACTACGCTCAAACGAAATAATAAACTTATGCTTGATCCATTTGAAGCTGAAAATTCATTGACAATGGTAGGTATGTTAAATCACTCTGGAGAAAAGATAGTTACGTTTGATCACAGTGAGCAACAACCAACCACTGAAGGTGGAAGTATTGTCCAGAACATTCTTGATGATACCCACCTGTTGGTTATGCAGAATGCTATACATGACTTAACATGGCTATGGGAGTCTGGCTTTACTTATACTGGAGATATCTTTGACACCATGCTAGGTGCTTACATAATACAACGAGGACAAAAAGAACCATTGAGCCTTGAGTATTTAGCTGAGAGATATAAGTGTGATACACAGAAGATGGGTACACTTAAAGACTACTTCAACAAAGGTTATACTACTAGAGAGATACCACATGATGAGTTATCTAAGTACTTGTCTGCTGACTTACATGCTACTATGGAGTTGTATAATAAGATAGACTCTAAGTTAACCAACGAAGATAAAGGCTTAGTAGATACAGTAAAACTTACTAACCAGATCTGTATACATCTTGCACGTATATACCAGAGAGGTTTCAATGTTAACATAGAAGCTCTTGAAGAGGTACGTAAAGAGTTTGAGGCAGAGAAACAAGAGTTGTTAGCTAAGTTACAGGTTCAGGTGCATGATCTAATGGGTGACAGACCTATTAATCTCAATAGCCCAGAGCAGTTATCATGGATTATATATAGCAGAAAGCCACACGATAAACCTATGTGGGCTAACTCTTTTAGTCCAAGGCTAACACCAACTGAGTTTAGATCTATAACTAAGAAGAACTCTGTTGTTCTGTATAAACAGAAGGCAAAACAGTGTACTACATGTAGAGGTACAGGTAAGGTACGTAGAACTAAAAAGAATGGTACACCCTTTGTTAATACCAGTAAGTGTTTAGAATGTAAGGCTGAAGGTTATCTATTTACTAACACAGATACTATAGCAGGGCTAAAGTTTGCAGCCCCTAATCCAGATTGGGTGAGCGCACACGGATTTAGTACAAGTAAGGACAACCTGATAAAGCTAGAGACTAATGCTAGAGAAAGAAACTTTCAGACTGCTGTTGTATTTTTGCAACGGGTTAGAAGATTATCAGCACTAGACACATACCTATCTAGCTTTGTTGAGGGTATATCAACACACATTAAGTCAGATGGTATGCTACACGTTCAGTTACTACATCACAGGACAGGTACAGGTAGGTTGTCTGGGGCTAACCCCAATATGCAAAACATGCCACGTGGTGGTACGTTTCCAGTAAAGAAAGTATTTGTATCACGATGGGAAGGTGGGAAAATACTTGAGGCAGACTTTGCACAGCTAGAGTTTAGAGTTGCAGCATTCCTGAGTCAAGATGACACAGCCATAAAAGAAGTATCAACAGGATTTGATGTACATAGCTATACAGCTAAAGTTATCAGTGATGCAGGGCAGAAGATCTCACGCCAAGATGCTAAGGCTCACACGTTTGCTCCCTTGTATGGCGCGAGTGGGTTTGGTAGGACAGAAGCAGAAGCGTCTTACTATAAGCAGTTTACTAGTAAGTACAAAGGTATATCAGAGTGGCATAAGAAATTAGCTAATGAGATACTCAGTACTGGTAAGATCAAAACACCATCTGGTAGAGAGTTCACATGGCCTGATGTACAGCGTAGACGTAATGGAAGTGTGACATATTTCACACAGATAAAGAATTATCCTGTGCAATCCTTTGCAACTGCTGACATCGTACCTATATCTCTGATATACATAGACAAGTTATTAGAAGCAAATAAGATGAAGAGTTGCATAGTAAATACCGTACACGACAGTATAGTTGTTGATGTGCATCCAAACGAGGTAGAAAAGGTAATAAGAATAGTGAAAGCAACGAATGATAATCTAATTAATATAGTAAATACCAAATGGAATATAGACTTTAACGTACCTTTATTATTAGAGGCAAAGATTGGAGATAATTGGCTTGACACAAAAGATGTGGCATGATATAACTAAGAACCTTATGAAATATAACAGGAGAAATCAATGAACGATATAGCAAATATAAATACTAACGACTATGCATCAATGGCAAAGGCTATGGGTATAGCAATGAATACGGGGGCTAATAAAGAAAGGGCTGATGCCCTAGCCCGTGTACGCATAAACCACTCACCCATCATGGGTAAATCAGAAGTTAAAGGAAAGATGGTGAACGTAGAAGTTGTAAGTGGTGGTACATACAAACTGGACATACCAGATGGGCCAACATACTATTCTGACACAGCTACCATACGTCCCTACATGCAGAGGTTTATGCATAAGCGTTTCATTATGAAGACATCAGACACACATAACAGGTATGTAAAGACTATCATGGCAGACACTCTAGACATTGATCTTAAAGACAACGATGGTGGTTTTAACTGTGGTAAAGCTGCAGGGTATATACAAGACTTCAAGTCTCTACCTGAGAAGATGCAGGATCTATTGAAACAGATCAAACGTACACGTGTAGTGTTTGGTACTATAGAGTTGGATAATCCTGTAGATGATACAGGTGCATCAGTTACTATAGGGGCTACGCCATTCATATGGGAAGTTGAGAACAGAGATGCTTTCAAAACATTGGGTAAAAAGCTATTTGATAAACTACGTAAGATGAAACGTCTTCCTACCTATCACTATGTAAATTTATCTACAGAAGAAAGACAGTTACCTAATGGCAGTTGTTTCTATCTTCCCCTTGTTAACCTTGACCTAACTAAGACAATAGGCATGGATGATGAAACACTAGAAATACTTGCTAACTTCGAAGCGTGGATAGTAAACTATAATGGTTACATAACTAATGCATGGGATGAGAATATGCACAAACATGAGGAAGTAGACACAAAAATAGTAGAAGACTTTATTGATATAACTGCAGAGGAATTTGCTTAATGAAAAAAGAGTCAGAGTCTGAACACTGGTACAATAAAACAGGAGAAGCTGCGTATACTATCGTAGGCTCCAATGGTAAGGAACGTAACA